ATTATTGATACTTCGGGAGTTCGTGCATATTCATTGAGTTTTTTAAGCGCGGTTTCAAGTGAAGTATTTACAGTGTTGGGAACTCCAATTGCATTTAATGATACAAACAAAATCTACTACCAAGAAGATGGAGTTTTAATGTCAGACGTCCCAAGTGTTGATTATTTAGAGTCAGTTATTCGTGTAGAATTGAGCGATGGAACTATTTTGGTAAATGATATTTTAATTTTAAATGGATATGTGATTTGTTTCTGTTTGATTCCATCAACAAACGTTTACTTTTTTAGACAATTTGAATTAAACGATTTAAGCGTTTCAGAGGCGGTTTCTTTGGTTGGAACATCATTTGTATCGGTAAGCGATTTTTCCCCTTACATTTATGCTGAAAGCGGGTCAATTTACATTACCAACACAATGAATGCAAATGCAAATGATTATTCATTTACAAAATTGACTTATAATCCTGCAACGGCTTTGTTAACTTTAGTTTCAACTTTCAATTTGGATGTGACTTTTGCCAAAACATCAAATGCAGTTATCAAAGGTAATTTCCTTTATACGTATATTGGAGGGGTTTTAAATCAATTCAATTTATCAACAGGGGTAAAGGTTACTTTGGGTAATTACGCCGGCGTAATTGGAAATCTTTTTGGATTTAATAGTGAGGTTTATTTTAGTAGTGGCGAGGTTGCCAAAAAATGGACTTTGTAAACAATGAATTATGAAAAACTTAAATATAGAAGTGTCAATAAAAACAAATAAAATAGCCTTATTTATTATTAGTGCTTGTTGTTTTTTAAAATCTAAAAAACTAATTAATTTGTTTGGAAAAATAGTGTTTTTTTCCGTTTTCATTAATGGAATATTAAGCAAAAAAGTAATCCTTAAAGATGTGGTATAATGCGTTTAGATGTTAATACTGATGCTTCAATAAAATTAACTGCCAAATTGGAAAAGTTGCATCGTTCGGCTTTTCCAAGTGCAGTTCGTAATTCTCTCAATGAAGTTGCTTTTAATTCTAAAAAATTGGTTCCAAAAACAGCGTCTGAAAACTTTACAATTAGACAAAAAAACTTTTTCAATAGAATGACGGTTGTTGGTAAAGCATCAGGATTTGATGTTAGTAAAATGGTTTCAAAAGTAGGGATTGATGGAAGTAAAAAAATATCCGATGGATTGGAAAAACAGGAAACCGGAGGGAACATTCAAGGACGTAAATTGATTGCGCACGATATGGCAAGGGTTTCAGGTTCAAATGCAAAAAAAGTGAGAGCTAAAAACTTTTTCAAAAAAGTAAATAATATTGGAACGGCTCAAAAAAGAATAAAAGGGTCAAAATATTTCAGAATTAAAAAAGGGTCAAAAGAAACGGTTTTCGAAAGGACTGGAAAAAATAAAATAACTCCAATTTATAATTTACGACAAACCAAAATAAGCAAAGTAGATTCTAAACCATTTATAAAACCAAGTGCGTTGCAAGCGTCACGGCAAATGGAAAGTATTTATAAAAAACAATCAGAATTTCAATTTCGCAAATATTTAAAATAAAGATTAATTATGGGATGGGTAAACAAAATACAAAACAATAGATTTTCGATAGTTTGCGGCGATGGAAAAGAATATTTCCCATTGTTTAAAACTGGTGAGCGTTCCAAAGAATTTAATACTACTACTTTTGATTTTATTGATGTGAAAGGGTCTTTAGTGGAAAGGAAAAAACCAAAATCTGGGAAATTTCCTTTGACATTCTGGTTTAGTGGTGACGATAATATTGAACAATCAGAGGCGTTTGAAAAGTCATCAGAGGATAATAGACCATGGACAGTAAATCATGTGTTATACGGTACGATTAAAGGACAGCCCGTAAGTATATCCAGAAACGATGTAAACTTCAATATAACAGAAATTACAGTTGATTTTTGGGAAAGTATAAGTGCGGATTATCCAACGTCAAATTTTAGCGTAAAAGACAATACCTACGAAAAGAAACAATCTGTTTTTGCCAGTTCTGAAATTGCATATAGTTCAAAGGATGTTTTTAAAACAGTGGATATTCAGAAAAATAAAGATGCTATAAACAAAATTGCTTCCAAACTTTCCAAATTGCAAACCAATGATACATTTGCAGAATATTCAAACAAGGTAAATAAGGCAGTCAAAGCATCGGATAATTTGATTAATGATTCTCAAAACGCAATTAGTACGGCTCAAGATACTTTGAATATGCCATCAGAATTAGTGGAAACGGTGCAAAATAGAATTAATGCGTATGTAGGTTCTTTTGAAAGCATCATTTCTACTTTGGAAACCGTACCGGATAAATTATTTTTTCAATCTATGGGGGGCGCTATAATTGGTGCGATTTGTGAAAATTCAACGATTTATGAATTTGGAAAAGATTATACAACTATTGTAGAAGTTGAAGGCGTGGCAAGTCAAATATTATCATTGTATGAACAGTATTTAACTATTGTTGATAATTCCAGTACTTCAAATTATAATCTTACGGATAACTTTCAACCGGATCCAGTAATGCAAAGCGATTTGAATTCTTTGGTTATGTACACCATTGGGAACATATATAATTTAGCTTTTGAAGCAAAACAGGAAAGAATCATTTACACGGATAAAGTAACTAATTTGATTTTATTAACTCATAGATATTTAGGGTTGGATGCCAGTGATGAAAACATTGCGACATTCAGGAAAATAAACGACATCAAATTAAATGAGTTGTTCAGGATTAAAAAGGGTAGAAAAATCAAATATTATATCTAATGAAAGTAAAAATAAACGGTAAAAATTGCACGTTTTTTACAGAGGGTAGTATCCAATTAAAACTGGATTCTATCGCCTCTGTTTTTTCGTTTAAAACGAGATTCAATCCAGAAAACGATGACCACAAAGAATTATTTAAACCTTTGCAGTATTATAAAGTTGAAATTTTAAATGATGCAAATAAATTGAGTTTCACAGGAACCATTTTAAATCATTCTTTTCAAAGTGACCAGAATGTAAATTTATTGGTTTTGTCAGGTTATTCCCTTTCTGGAATATTGGAAGACGTTGTAATTCCAGTTAGTCAATATCCTTTGGAAAGCAATAATAGAAGTTTGAAAGATATTGCAACTCGGTTGTGCGGTTTTTATGGAATTGGATTGTACATTGATGATAGCGTAATAAACGAAACTAACTCTATTTTTAAGAAAACAACAGCCTCGGCAACGGATACCATTAAAGATTATTTATCAAGGCTTACAAGTCAGAAAAACATAGTTTTGTCACATAATGCCAAAGGTCAAGTAGTTTTATTCAAACCAAGCGATAATCAAAAAATAAGATACAATTTCAATAAAGGAAATTCTTTGAGTATGACGGCCAATTATAACGGCCAAGCGATGCATAGTCATATTGCATGTGTTCGCCAACCGTCACAAGATAATGCGGGGGTTTCAACAGTTGATAGTATTCAAAATCCATTGATTAAAGCGTACCGGCCAACAACAAAGATTTTAAGTTCAGGCGAAGATACTGACACTAAAAAAGCTGCTGATAATGAATTAGCATCGGAATTGAAAGCAATTGCAATAACTGTAAATTTAAAAGGATTGTTTGATGATATTTATCCTGGTGAAATTGTCAACGTGCATAATCATGAGATTTATTGTTTTGCTTACAATCGTTATATGGTTTCGGACGTAACATTAAATTTCAATGAAAAATCAGACACAACAACTTTAAATTTGGTATTGCCAGAAACGTACACGGGCCAAATACCAAAAGATATTTTGTTTGCTTATAAAAGCCACTTGAGGGAAATTTAAAATTTTTGTAATTTATATCAAAATTATTTTTACATTTGAAATTCAAAATAACCACTTAAATAAATTTATTATGAAAAAAATCTTTTTTACACTATCAATTTTGATTTGTATGGCTTTTATTCTGCAAAGCGGGTATAGTCAAATTACAGGTCCAGTTAAACAACAATCAGAGGCTTATGTAAATTCCAGTAACGCACCCTAAAACGGTTTTCATACAGAAAATAGGAATAGAATCTTTTATTTTAGAAAATAATCTAAAAGATTCAAAAAATGCAAATACAGAATACGCAATTGATTTAAAAAGTAGATTGCCGATAACAGGACTTTAAATCCTGATTATTAAAAAAAAGAAAAGCCTTTCCAATGTGAAAGGCTTTTTTTATAACTTTGTTTCAAATAAAAAACTATGATAACATACGCTAAAATTAAAAGTGCTACAATAGAACTTGGAAAACGAATTTTGAAGTTCGAGGAATTTGGAGCAAAGACGGCTTCAGAAAGTATGCCTTTTGGAATTGATTCAAATCCTATTGAAAATATGATCGCGATTCATTCCACGACTTCAAATAATGCTGAAAGTGTGATTATTGGATATATCAATAAAAATCAAATTGCAGGAATAGGAGAAAGTAGAGTGTATTCTCTCGATGCAAATGGAGTGTTAAAAGCGTTCATTTATTGTAAAAACGATGGAATACTACTTTTGAATGGAGATAGTTATTCTGGGGTAAGATATGAGCCTTTAAAATCAGGATTAGACAATCAAAACAATTTAATAAATGCGGAACTTTTGAAAATACAAACTGCCATTACTACCTTGGGCGGTTCGTACGCACATACAACGGTGTCGATAGACGTCACAACCTCAAAAAGTGAAACTATCAAATTAAAGTAACCAAATTTATTGATTGTCGAACCTCGTTATTTATGATAGCGGGGTTTTTTATTGCAAGTTTTTTAATTATTTTAAAAGAAAAGTTTGCGTATTACAAATTATCTTGTATATTTGCTGAACTATTAATCACAAAAACAAAACATCATGAAAACATCAAACATTATTATTGCAATTTTTTCAATCCTATTAGTATTCGTTATTGCATTTGGTGATATGAAAGGCTAATTTTAAATTAATCAACAACATTAAAATATTTATTATGCAAACTAAAAAAAATAAAATGACATTAGAAAAAGATTTAGAAGTAGGTAAAGAGTATTGGTTTGATGGGAATAAAATTAATTATGGAGTTTTCCATTCTTTTGAGAAAGATAAAACTCCACTATTTACTCCAATTGTAAACAATACATATAGTACGGCTAGAGATTCAGGGCTAGTCGGATTCTCTCCATGCGAAGAAGATTATTGGCAAGAAAAAGAAATTGTTGAGCCTAAATCTTAAATCATGAGAAAGTATATAGTTTATTACTACGCTGAAAAAAACGACGAATGCGTAGATTGTGAAAAGGAAATTGAAGCCAAAAGCATTGACACGGTTTTAATTGAATTTAACTCAAAAGTAAAAGTTTACAAACGTGTATTTGCAATCATTGAAAAATCAAATTAATTATGAAAACACAATTCGAATCAATTCAAACAATCCGGGAAGATGGTTTCCCAAAAGTAAAAGAAATAAAATCAGGGGTTAAATTCAAGGTGAATGCCAAAGACCCTAATTTTGATTTACCATTGTCTAATCTTGAAAAAACTTATGATGACTAACTTAGAAATAATTCTCACGACATTTGAATTTTTATTATTTTTTGGATGGGTTATTGTTTCCTATAAACTGTACAAAAAACACAGCTTGGAATTGGCTTTAATCGCCTTAATTATTGCACTTCTTTTCTTGGGAGTTGCTCTCTTAAATTTTAACTTTTAAACATAAATAAAAATGGCAGAAAAAAAATTGATTATTGACGTTAAGAGTGCCTTATTAGCACACGAACGTAAAACAGGACAAAAGAAAACAATGTCCGAACATTCCAAACATTATAATGTCACTACTACGACATTTCAGAATTGGGATAA